ATGGAACGATTCTCGCCGCTGACGACTATGCGAAGCTGCCCGCAGAGACTCGACCGGCGATTGCAGAAGAGCGTACCGTCAAACGACGCGCGGTGCGCTGGGCCAAGCTGGGCGGGCATTCGGTATTAGAGCGTGGTGAGTGGGCAGGGAAGTGGATACCGATCATTCCGGTGTTTGGGGATATGGTCTATATCAACGGCCGGATTGAGCTGTTCTCGCTGGTGCGTTTTGCGAAAGATGCACAGCGCATGCTGAATTACTACCGAAGCACTGAAACCGAGCTGTTAGCACTGCAGCCGAAGGCACCGTACATCGCTGCCGAGGGTCAGGTGGAAGGCTATGAGGCGCTGTGGGGGAATGCGAATAAGGAGAATTATTCCTTCCTGCCCTACAAACCCACGACCGTCGCTGGCATTGCTGTGCCACCGCCGCAGCGTCAACCTTTTGCCTCACCGCCCACCGGCGTGATGCAAGGCGCAGTCAATGCGCAGCAGGATCTGATGTCCACCGTGGGCATTTATGAGGCAGGGCTCGGGCAGCGCAGTAATGAGACCTCGGGCCGGGCGATTCTGGCACGCCAGCGCGAAGGGGATGTGGGCACCTACCACTTCATCGACAACATGACGCGTGCGATTGAGCAGTGCGGACGCATTCTGATTGACCTGATCCCCAAAATCTATGACACCCCGCGCATGCTACGGATTCTGGGTGAGGATGGCTCGGAAAAGATGATGACGGTGAATCAGCCTGTGGAAGAGCGGGATGAATTCGGCCAAAACGTGATCCGCGTGTATGACTTAACGGTGGGACGCTATGACCTGATTGTCGCAGCGGGTCCATCGTACTCCACCCGTCGTCAGGAAGCGGCGGATTCGATGATGCAGATGGTGCAGTCGAACCCGCAGATCATGGGTGTGGCGGGCGACCTGATCGTGAAATCGATGGATTGGCCGGGCGCGGAGCAATTGGCTGAGCGTCTGAAGAAAATGCTACCCCCTGCTTTGCAGGAGAAGGATGAGGAAGCACCGCAGCTGCCGCCGGAAGTTCAGCTGCAGATGCAGCAGCATGAGCAGCTGATCCAGCAGCTGGATCAGACGATTCAGCAGATGACGGCTGAGCTGGAGAAACGCGATCTCGAAAAGATGAAGGTACAGATCGATGCCTTTAATGCCGAGACAAACCGTCTGAAAGTGAAAGGCGAGCTGGAGCTCAAAGCCGAGGAGCTTTACAAAGAATCCGAGGCAGACACGACCGAGATGGATAAGGCGCAGCTGGATGCGCAGGTGAGGGTAATGCTTCAGGAAAGAGAGATTGAAGCAAAACGCGAGCTGGAGCAGCTACGGATGCAAGCAGATCTCCTCAAAGAGAAAATCAATGCTGGCATGCTGGCGCTGGACGAGCGCGGCAATGTGGTGGAAGGCGAATTGATCACCACGCTGATGAAATGTGCACGAGACCTTAGACGCGAGTTTTCAATGGCAAAGGAAATCGTACGCGATGCGGAGGGCAGGCCAATTGGCTTACGACCCATGGCCTTCGACGATCAGGCAATAGAGGACGGTGGCGATGCAGGGCAAGATCACGTCAGCAGCATCGACGATGTGATGAAAGCCATGATGTCTCTGCGTGAACTTATGAGCGCACCGCGAGAGGTAATCAAGGATGCTGAGGGTCGGGTGGTCGGTGTAAGGACAGTACTGGAGGTGGCGAATGCAGGTTAAGCATCAATTTGTGAGCAGCATACCGGACGACCCGAATGCTGCAGCGGCGGGTGAGGTGCTACCCAGCCACTGGAATGCAGATCATCAAGTGACACTGACGGGTGCGGATGTGACCGGTGCGCTCGGCTACACACCGTACAACGCGACGAACCCGGCAAACTATGTTGATCAGGCCGGAGCAAGAGCCAGTATTTCTGCCACCGCGCCGCTGGCCTACAACGCGACCACCGGTGAGATGAGCTTCACGGGCAGCTTCGTCTCGACAAATCCCAACAAAATACAGAACGGCGACTTTCAAGTTGATCAGCGCAATAACGGCGCTATCGTCAACGGGATCACTACCAACCGATTCACGATAGATCGCTGGTTTGATCAGACCACGAATGCCGTGTTTGCCGTACAAAGAGCCGTCGATGCGTCACCCAACCGGTTTTATCACTACCGGCGCGTGATCCAGACAGCCTATAACCCGACGACAGATTCGGCAAACTATTGCGTTCTGACGCAGAGTATCGAAGCCGCAGAGCTGGCTGATCTGCTGTGGGGGACGGCGAGTGCGAAGGCCGTCACCATTCAGTTCGAAGTGAATACCACCATTGCGGGAACCTATCCCTTTGCGATTCAAAATCTCGCAGCGACACGGCGCAGCTATGTCACCTCGTATGTCGTCCCGGCGGCGAACGTATGGACACCGATCACGATCACCATACCGGGCGACACGGCAAGTGCATTAGGAACTGCACTGACCAGTGAAGGGCTGAATATCCGGTTCTCGCACGGCGCGGGAGGTACGTATTCGGTGGTGCCTGCCTTAATGAATCAGTGGATAAATGCCGATGTATTTAATGTGCCGACCCTTGTTCAGCTGTGTAATACGGTCGGTGCTGAATTCCGGTTACGTAAAGTAAAACTGGAGGTCGGATCGACTGCGACGGCCTTTCAGCTTGATAACGTGAGCCTGTCCGCTGAGATGGTAAGACGGTATTATCAGCGAGGTACCCTCAGCAACCGGATTTTGTCGAACAACGCGAACAGTAACATCTCAATTACGGTGCCTTTCCGCACGCCGATGCGCGCTGCGCCGACCGTGCAAGTCACTATGTCTAATGGAGCGCTGACCAGTGTGAGCAGCGTGACCACCGATTCATTCATCATCAATGGCACGGCATCGGCCACTGGCTTGTTCGATCTGAGCTGGACGGCGACCTCGGAGATTTAAATCATGTATGCATTGACTCCGGAGGATAACGTCGTATTAAGACTGGAAGATAACGCATTCATCCCGGTGGATATTCGTAATCGCGACTATCAGCGCTATCTCGACTGGCTGGAAGAGGGTAACAAACCCACACCTTTGAAGACGCTGCCGGCTGATTAGTCATGACCGCTTTTCAGTCTGATGCGTTTCAGGACAACGCCTTTCAGATCGCATCACTCAATGTTGCTGTCCCTGCCTTTCAGCGTTGCGCGTTTCAGTTTGGTGCATTTCAGGTACTGCCCTGTGCCGAGACTCAGCCAACTGCCACTGGCGGAATTATCCGGCGCAAAAGAAAGCCGCGTCTGGATCTGGCGGAGCCGCCCACTCGGGCGGAACGCGATGACGAGCGCGAGCAGCTCGGGATCATTCCGCGCCGCGTTAAAACCATTATCCGGCGCTTGGCCGAGCAGGATGTCGAGACACCAGAGCCAGATGAAGCCGCTCTGAGTCGCGCGCTGCGCGTCGAGCTGGCGCGCCAGCGTATCGCCTATCAGACCTTGTATGACGAGGCGCTGATGCAGATGCGAGAGGCGCTGGTCAGAGAAGAGATACGCGCACTGCTATTGGCCGAGCAGTCCCGGCAAATGGCGAAGAGTGAGGAAGATAGAAGGCAGAGAGCCTACAAAGCATTGATGCAGCGAGAGGAGGAAGACATTCTCTTCTTGCTGATGTTTGCCTGACCCGATCAAGGCAGCAGACAAAAAACACCCGCCCGGCGAAAGCCCTGCGGGTTTTTTTACGTCTGCCGTTTTGCAGCAGCCACCCCAGCGGTGGTTTTTTTATATCCGTCCGCAGCGGCACCTGCGCGAATCCCATGAGGATGACTATGCAAGACCACCAGCAGCACCTACCCGGACAGCCTGAGCCGGAGACCCTTGTCGAATCGGATGCGACACAAAACATAGATGCCGAGACCGCCGCCACGCAAGACGCCTCCGAGTCGGCAACGGAGAAGCAGGAAGACGATTCCCAAGCGAAGGAAGAGCGCAAGGCACAGACCCGCTCGCAACGACGCTGGGAAAGGCTTGTACGAGATAGAGCAGAGGCACAAGCGCGTGCCGAGTATCTGGAAAAGCTGCTGGAGATGCAGCGACAGCCGACAGACGGTAAAGCATCCGATGGAAAGCCTCAGCCGCAGCAGTATGCGACGACGGAGGATTATCTCGATGCCTTGACCGACTGGAAGCTCAGCCAGCGGGAGCGGGCAACCCGTGCTCAGGAGCAGGAGCGCCACAAGGCGACCCTGATCGAGCGCCGGGAAAAGCTCTTATCCGAAGCAGAAGAGATCGGTGACTTTGATCGGCATGAGTTTGCCGAGACCGTCCCGGTCAGCGAGTTGATGGCCGAGGCGATTCTTGATTCCGACATCGGGGCAAAGATCGCCGTTCACCTGAATGCTCATCCAGACGAAGCGCAGCGCATTTATCAGCTACCCCCTGCCCGACAAGCCGCCGAGATCGGCAAGCTGGAAGCCAAGCTTACCAGCGCGCCGCCAAAGAAACCTTCGGCTGCGCCCAAACCCATCAATCCACTGCAAGGCACTGACTCGCGCCCCCCGGGCTTGAGTGACAGCCTCAGCGCAGATGAATGGGCCAGAAAGCGCAACGAGCAGCTATACGGAAGGCGATAAGCCATGGCCAATACCATTCTCACCCCCTTGATGATCACCCGCGAGGCACTGCGGATTCTTCATCAGAAATGTACCTTCATCAGCTCAATCAACCGTGACTACGACGACAGTTTTGCGCAGAAAGGCGCAAAGATCGGCGACCTCCTGCGCATCCGTCTGCCAAATCAGTACACGGTTCGCAATGGCATTAACATGGCCACGCAGGACACGGTCGAACAGCAGGTCTTTTTGCAGGTCAACAACGTCAAAGGTGTTGACCTTAACTTTACCTCGCAGGAACTCACGCTCAGTCTCGATGATTTCAGCAAGCGTATCATCGAGCCGGCGATGGCTGTACTGGCTGCAAACATCGAGGCCGACGTACTCAGCATGCGCCGCGACGTGTATCAGCAAGTCAATAATGTCACTGGGCCGATGGCATTGCTGCAAGCGCTTCGGGGTCGTCAGATGCTGCAGGACTCACTCACACCCGCTGGCGACCGGACGGCGCTACTCAGCTCGTTTGACAACGTGCAGCTGGTGAACTCGATCTCAGGTCTGTTTAACGATACCACCACCATCGCCAAGCAGTACCGCGAAGGCTACATGGGCCGCACTGCCGGATTTGACTTCATGGAGTCCACGCATCTCTCGACACAGGCCCGTGGCAACTTTACCGGTTATCTGGTCAACGGTGCGGGGCAGACCACCAATGTGCTCAACGTCGATACCGGTACCGGACTTATCGACATTGGTTCGGTATTTACTATCCCGGGCGTGAACCGTGTTCATCCAGAGACCAAGGTCGATACCGGTGTGCCGCAGCAGTTCGTTGTCCTCAATACCGTAGGCTCGCCTAACGTAACGCAGCTCGTCATTTCACCCGAGATCTTTACCACAGGCGCTTACAAAAACGTGACGAACAGCCCTGCAGATAACGCCGTACTCAATTTTGCCGGCACTGCCAACACGCCCTACGGCCAAAGCATGGTGTATCACAAAGACGCCTTCACCTTCGCGACCGCCGATCTCGTGCTGCCGCAAGGTGTGGACTTTGCCGCGCGTGAGGTGATGGACGGCATCAGCATGTCGCTGGTGCGCCAGTTCCAGATCAGTGATCGCAGCTTCCCGTGCCGTCTGGATGTCTTGTATGGCTACAAGACACTGAGACCACAGCTGGCAGCGCGTATCGCCAATCAGGCACCGAGCTGATTCGTCAGCGTCTGAACAACCCCCGCTTCGGCGGGGGTTTTTTTATGGAGTCTTGAATGGCGACAGCATTGGACATCATCACGCGTGCACTTCGGTCCATCAATGTGCTTTCGGATGGCGAGTCACCGACGGCCTCGATGGCGCAGGATGCACTCGATAGCTTGAATGATGTGCTGGAGAGCTGGGCGAATGAGAACCTGATGGTCTATGTGCCGACGTCGGAAGTGTTTTCGATGACGGTCGGGCAGGGTGATTACACCATGGGCCCGGGCGGGGATTTCAATACCGTTCGGCCACAGCAGGTGACGTTTGCGTTTGCACGCAGCGGCAGTATCGATTACCCGATAGATCTGTGGACGGAAGATCAGTACGCCTCTATCGGTATCAAGTCGATACAGAACACCTTTCCGTCGGTGCTGTATTACGAGCCGGCCTACCCACTGGGCGTCATTCATCTGTGGGCAGTGCCCAGCACGCCGGGCATGACCCTGCATCTGGAATCCTTGAAGCCCTTCACCCGGCTGGCGTCACTGACCACAGTGATTACCCTGCCACCCGGCTATGAACGTGCGCTGCGCTATTCACTGGCGGCGGAGCTGATGCCGGAATACGGCGTTAGCAATGCGCTGGTGCTGGAGTTGGCGGTCGGCAGCAAGGCGGATCTGAAGCGCCGTAATTTCCGGCCATCGATTCTGTCGATTGATCCGATGATTCCGCGCGGTGAAGAGGTCTTCAATATCTATCAGCGCTTTTAAATGATCCGCGATGCCACACACGCCGATATGGACAGGTTGCTGGAGATGACGCGCGAGTTCCACACGCATGCAGGGCTGGCTGACCTGGGCTTTGATGTGACGTCGATGCAGGCGACGCTGGCGCAGCTGATCGATGACCCGAATCAGGTACTGCTGGTGGCAGAGCATGACGGACAGCTCAGCGGCATGGTGGCGGGGGTGTCTTATCCGGCGTATTTCAATCATGCCGTGCGCATGGCGCAAGAGCTCTTCTGGTGGAACCGCGATGGTCAGCCCGGCGATGGCCAAGCACTATGCCGGGCACTGGAAGCATGGGCGAAAGCACAGGGCTGCAGCACGCTGATGATGGTGTTGCTACACGATGAGCACAGAGAGGCGATAGACAAGATGTATCGACGCTGGGGCTACCAACCCGGAGAGCATTGCTATATGAGGAGGCTGTCATGGCCATAGGAACAGGCACGGCCATCTTAGGTGGCGCAGTGATTGGTGGTTTGATGAGCATGAAAGCAGCAGGCGACGCCGCTGATGCTCAAAGAGATGCGGCCAATGCGGCGAACGCCACGCAGCTTAAGATGTATAACCAGACCCGCGAGGATCAGTCACCGTATCGCGATGTCGGTTATGCCGCACTGGATCAGCTGCGGGCAAGGATGGGTCTGACGGTCGCGAATCCGGCATTAATGAATGTGCCGAATCCGGATGCATCGGTGAATGCCAGTCTGCCCGCCAATGCGGTCAAAGCACCGGAGACGATCAAGCGCCCGTGGACCGACAACGCACTCACACCGGCTGATGTACTGATGCGCGAAGACCCCAGCTATCAGTTCCGGCTGCAGCAGGGAGAACGCGGTATCAATCGCAGCGCCGCCGCAGGCAGCGGCTTGCTCTCGGGCGCGACGATGAAAGCCCTTACGCGCTACAACCAAGATTTTGCGTCGAACGAATTCCAGAATTCTTTCAACCGTCTGGCCGCACTCGCCGGTGTTGGCCAGAGCGCGACCAACGCCGTCGGCGCGGCTGGTCAAAACTTCGCCAATAACGTCTCATCGAATCAGCTCGCAGCAGGCAATGCGCGTGCGGCCGGCTATATCGGTCAGAGCAATGCCATCAATAACGCGCTGGGCATGGGGATCAATGCGTACCAGTACAACCAGCTGCTAGGTCAGATGCCCGGTATGAACCCCG